TGTGGCTTCATGTGTTGAAGAGTACAACTTATCCAGCTGCATTTCTCTTATCTTGACTGTGTGCGTATGACTCGGTGTTCCACCTGTGGCGCTTATGTCGTCAAGCGTAGGTGGCTGACCAACTATGCCGCCGTCTCCATATGGCACGTTATTATACTTCCCACCTGTCGGTTGGGTAACGTCCCAGCGAAAGGCTTTACTGGAGCGCGGGACGTGCCCGTCCAGAGCGTGTTTATGTGCGCCCGCCGCGCTGACATTCGTGGAATGTTCAGGTATCGTATGGGTGTGTTCATACGAGTGCCTATGCGCCTGTAGGGAATGTGCGTGCGTGTGTTCGGGCATGTTCGCGGTCGTTAATTTCACCGTATGCGCCCCGCCCTTAACTCCGGGGTTAGTCGCCTTGTCCGGCACTCCGAGGATAAACCTGTCTAACAGGTCTGGCGTCCCCTTTGTCCCGTCACACAACGCCCAACCGAGCGGAATGTCTTCAATCTTCCCCGACCACATGACGATTCCGCCTTTTGGGAAGAAGTGAGAAGAACTCCCGCCGATTCCCGCGAGGTATGCGTAGAGATCATCAATGTACCTCTGTATCTCCGGCAGCAGGGTTGTCTCGTAGTGGTATTTGGAAAGTGCGTCGTGGTCTTCAGCGGGAAGTCCCAGATTTGCTATACGCCGTCCTTGTGCGTCTATGCAGTCCTTAATGAGGTCGTATTGAAATGAATTGATATTCTCGTCTAAATCCTCTTGCATGATGTGCAGAAGCTGTTGTGCGGTCGTGTTAAGCTCCGAGGCTTTCAACGCCGCTCCTGCCCTAAACTCGACAAGCTGTGTGTCTCTGGGGGTATTCCTTCCGATGACTACAGGCTTGCCATTGTCCGGCGCGGTGGTGAACTCAATGGTGTTTGTGCTGCTCCAGTAATACTCTGATGTCTGGACTACACCGTCAATCTTGACTACGACGTGTGATCGGTCAAGGTATTTGAATGGGACATTGAACGAAGTCGTTGTCCCATTCCCTGTGTATACCACTTTTGCTAGGTAGGCTATTTCTCATCCCTCCTTCATATATGTTAGAAGCCTTTAATAGCCGCAAAGACTTCTTCGCGGCGTGCTTTAGCCGTCTCTGCCCGGCTTTCGTAGCCGTAGCTCTTCTTGACCATCTCGTGTATCTCGCCGCGTGAACGCCCTGCCTTGAGTTTATCCCGCAAGTCCGGGTGAATCTTCAGCAACTCTTGTCTGGCCTTCAAGCGGTAGTCGAGTACGACGTTTTGCAACATGATGAATCTGGTATCGTCCATTTGCTCTTTGGTGTTCTTATTGATGTCACGTGCGCGGTCGTATTGAGGGCTGTTGATGGTTGCCTTTAGGGCGTCCATCAGGTTCTTGCCGTGTATCCTGACTGTCCCGTGAAGCCTCTGGTAGTCCGACAGCTGCTCGGAGGTAAGCTTGACGCCTCCGATGTCCTTTGCGGGTGAGGTGATTGCCCGTGGGAATTGCGTCATCTCTTCGGCTACTTCGTTGTACTCCACGCTGTCCCATACAACAGGAGATATGCCCGACATCATTCCTCCGTGGACTAACACGGGTTTGCCCGTAAGCCATGAATAACGAGTGGGCGCGTCTTTAGACAGCCACGGTATACGCGTCTTAGCCTCTTCAATGAGTCCTTGCACCTCTTTGATCTCCGGGTCGATCAGCTTACGGCTCTGCGTGAGAAGCGCGGGGATATGTGAGAGGGCGTGGTCTTTGACAAAGGACTGCAGTTTGTTCTTGTCCATTATTGCCGCCATGAGATTTGAGATACCCTGTGCGTAGGTCTTTGACGAGAGGTTGTAGAAGAGCGAGAATACGGCTGCGCCTCCAAGTCCCATGACTGAATCCGCGCTGTACTGCTCGCCTCCGTCCGCTTCGTAGGCTGATATAAGCTCCGCGAAGTCGCCCATGGTACCCAGAAGACTGGCAAATGGTTCTACTCGCGCATAGCTGACGTATTTGTCGCCGATTTTGAGTGAGTAAGGACGCCAGCCAGTCTCAAGCAGCATTGCTCTCGCGGACTTGTTCTTCGGTCCTCCCCCGGTCAAGACGCCGTTGTAGGCTGCCATGAGTCCCATTCCCCAAACCATAGAACCGAAGATAACTTTCCCGTTGGCTTTAGCCGCCTCCGCGCCTCCCGCTTCAATAGCCTCCCGATACGCCTTAGTGCAGTTAGCGAGTCCCGGAGTGTGCGCTATAGCGTCCTTGAGAATGTTCGTAGGAGTCCTGACAAACGGGACTACACGCCTGAACATCGGGAAGCGATACGCGCCCTCTTGCACCCACTTACCGAATGAGTCTTTTGCGAGGTCTGTAGTCCACGTAGCCTCCGTGGCGTTGGCTAACGCTCCGCTGTTGGACGTCGAGCCTCCTTTGACAAGGACTCCCCCCTGATCGTTAAGGACGTCTACCAACTGCTTTTCAAAGCCTTCGTTGATGTAACGCTGAATAGCCTCTTCCTTCGTGCCTTTCAACATACCTTTCGCGTACTTCACCTCTGCCGTCGAATAGAGGTCTGTAAATATCTTTGAGCGTGCCGCGAGCTGCTTGAAGAATTCGTCGGTAGACATCAAGAATCTCGTAGGAAGATTCACAAGCTTACCGACAGCCTCTATTGCCTGTCCTGCCGCGGAGTTCATAGAGACTCCCGCAACGTCCGCCGATATCATCCTGACGGAGTTCTCAATGACCGTGTTAGTAGGCGAGAGAATGTTGTGTCCGAGCTTGAAGGATAGCTTCGCCATTTGGAAGGCGTCGGAGAACGCGTGCGCCATCCCGGCGTAGGCTTTAGCACCTTCGTTCCACAGCTGTTTGTCGAACGTCCCGTTCCTCATGTACTGCCAGCTTGAGCCGACTATAGCCTCTACAGGCATCATCACGCCGAGCTTGAACGCGTTGGACATTGCGTTGACAAGGTGAGTGACAGGCCCTGACAGGATACTGTTAATCCAATATTCGTTCGCCATAGCCATAAACTTACCCGTTCCGGTGTTAGGGATAAGGAGTCTCATGGTGCGCATGTGGTCGGGCGCGGTTGCGATACGGTTCATGGTCTGGAGCACGTCATCAGCTGACATACTGCCTATGACTCGCTGAATGCCACCGTGTTCCTTCATGCGCGTAAGCATGTCACCCAAGCCGGGTAAGTCTCCGGCTTTAGCGGTCATCTTCGCCGCTTGAAGCCCACGCGCGATACCGGTAGACAGCGTATCGTAACAATGGGCAATCTTCGCCCACTGCTCCAGAAGCCGACGCGCTTCCTTATTGAGGAATGACGCCGCTTCCTCTTTTGGGATTGTCCGAAGGTGCTCGACTACGGTCTTGACGTTCTCCGCTGCCTCTACAACCGCTGACTCAACAAGGTAAATCTTCTCGTTGAGGTTGTGCGCGTCGTTGGCGAAGCGGTCAAATAGGTTGTTGATATCCTTCATGTCCACGCCGTCTTTGAACCACTTACGGACAATTCGAGTTGCGTCCATTCGGACTTGCGCATTGCTGACCGTGGTCTTCTCAATGGAGGTGCGCTTGAATGAAGCGGTGTCCTCAAGAGCGTCTATGAGTTGGCTGTAATGCCTGTTGCCGAGCTTCTCCGTGTTCATTACGGAGTTGGTAGGTATAAAGGCTTTTGGCTCCGCGTCCGCTGTGACTCTCTTTATAGCGTTCTCAAGATACTCTTTAGCGTCGATGTTCCCTACCTTCGTGTCCGTGATGTTGAGGTCTTTGAGAAGCTTCGTCACCCTCTTGCTTATCTGGCTATCTTCGAGTGCGCCGTCTGCCACTTGACCGACAAGGTGTGTGATTTCGTCCATTGCGCGTGTGTAGTCAAGTCCGCGTACCTTGCCTGACTCTGTGATACCCCGAAGCATGTCGCCGATGGCTTGAAGAGCTTCGTCGGTGTTCCTGACCGACACTGTAAGTCCTTTAGGCTCTGTACGGGTGATAATGGCGTCTATGGCTGCCTTTGGCTGATCTGCAGCGGTTCCGGAGGCTGCCTCTGCCGTGCCTCCGTCAAGATTCCCTACAGCGCGTCTCGCCGCTTTGTCCGCCTCTTTACGCGCCGCTTCCGCCTTACGTACTACGGCAGGGTCAATCATATCCCCCGCGGACGCCTTACGCGCCCATTTGATGGACTTGAGACCCTTGAACATTGCGTCGGTTGCCAAGCCTATTCCCAAGCCTTCTATGGCATTCTTGAGACGTCCTTCAAAGCTGCCGTCGTTCTCGTCGGCTGACAGATATTCCGTGATGGGGTTCTGCAACGCGGGGAATGCTTGAATGAGGTTTGACAGTCTGGCGTCGGTTGGGTCTTGTACCACCGCATCTGCCATTGCGCCCTGTATGAGCGTCGTTCCGTATTTACCCGCCTTACCCATCCTGCCGAGCTTGTTAGCGATTGACGTTGCCTTGAGAATCTTTCCCGCTCCTATGAAACCTGTAAGAAACTGCGTGACAGGTGAGACGAACTGCCCTGCGCGGGTCTGCGGTTCAAGGCTCTTTACGATTTTAGATTCTACCTTGTAGTCGTTGTCGAGCGCGTCAATGCCGAGGAAATCATCGAAGAAGTTAAGGACGTCATAGCCGAATTGGGCTGTCTCTTCAAGCATACGCCCTGTGCCGTGCGCCGCTGCTTTACCTGTGGCGTCCCATAGCGAGCCTAGTTTGCTCATGGGAGGTTTGGTTTCTTCCCGGAGTGATTTGTCATACCACAGCGCGTCTGATGGCGTCTCCGGGGCATATGAGCCGTCATAGACAGCCTTAGTGTAATCCGAGAGTTCTTGAAGGTTCTGCATGGACGCCGCGCTGTATTGGTACTGCTGTTGTTCAAGCCCGCTCGGGCCTGTGACGTCAGCCTCCTGTAAAGAAGAAGCAGGGGCGTTGTTGCCTCCCCTGCTCGCTAAAGACTGTCCGCGAAGAAGGGCTTCGCGCTCGTCTTCTTCTAGTTGTAAGTCTGCAATGTTCTGATTCAATACACGCCCTCCTTCTAGCGTTTGTGTGCCGGTGGCTTCTTCTTGCGCGTGTTTTTAGTGACATGCCCGGAAGAAGAAGCTTGCGGCGCAAAGAGTTTAAGCCCTGTTTGACGCTCAAATTCAGCCTTGTCAATGCCACGATCACGAAGCATGATCATGAGCGGTTGGTCTGCCGGGTTGCCTCCGAGTTTCACCGCTTCGTTGTAGTCACGAGCGGCGGTAACCCATTTCTGTTCGACGCCCTTGCCGTGGAACATGTTGAAATTGGTGTTGTCTCTCTCGATGTTCTTGAGTGAGTCTTCGTTCCCAGTCTCGTAACCTTTGAACAGGACGAAGGGTGTGTCCTTGTACTCCAGACTCGTGCTTTTGGTGATATTCATGAGGACTTCCTGTGCGCGCAGATGGTTCGACAGCAGCGTAGCGTCCTTCTCCACCTCTCTCTGGAACCTCGACCATATAACGTCGTTGATCGCGAGTCCCTTAGACATTGTGGCGGGGTCACTGAATATCGGGCGCTCATCAAGGGCAAGCGTGGATATAAGGTCTTTGACGAAGCTTCCGTACTGTTGTTGCACTGCCCCGAAAGCGCCGTTCATCTCCGGTGCGCCTTGGGTGAGTTGTACGGCGATTCGATAGGGTATCTTGAATTGCTTTAATCCGACCTCAAACACGTTCTCCGGCGTGATGTTACCCCCGACAGCCCGCTGATATTCGTAGACTCTCTTCCACTCCATCTCACTCCGCGATACTTCCCGCATGTAGTTGTCCGGTTGAGGCGTGACGGAGTTATAGATTGTCTCAAAATTCCTTACGAATGCCGCTACCTCTTCGTCCGAGACTTCCCCACTCACGCGCTTGATCAACTCCTGCATCTGGTTCTTTGACATGCGTACGCCTTGTGCCGCCTGTAAAAGGAAGTCCAGATAGATAAGATTGCGCTGCTTCTCTTGCTCTTCCTCGCGCTTTTTCTTCTCCTTCTCTTCCTTTGCCTCCCTGCGCCGTTCAGCGTCGAGGGCTGTCTTGTTGACGAGCATACGAACATCTCCGAAGTCTCCGAGCTTCACTCCGGGCGCAATCTCAATCCCATTAATGACGGGGAACAGGTCATCGGTGTTGGAGAAGGTGTCATCGTCGGCGATGGAGAGCGCCATAGAGAGCATAGCTGACTTCACCTGATCGACGGTTAGTCCGCTCTTTAGAGCTTCTTGCGCCTGTGCGCTAAGCTGCGCTTGAAGAGACATCTGCTCGTCATCGTCAAGAATGAAGCTGCCGTCATCCATGCCACGCATGATTGTATTCTTGACGAGTGTTCCCATTTCAGCCTCAAGCTGTATTTGGATGACATTCGCCCTGTTGTTCAGGTGCGCCTTCGTTATCTCTTTGGAGTATTCCTCCATTTGCGGCACGAATACTTTAGTGAATATCTCCGGGGGTATGTCATCGCCGAGGCTGTCGTTGATGTAGTTCTTGATAGACTCCCTAAGCCATGAGTTGAAGGCTGTAGGGTCATCAGACTGCGCGACATTGATTGTCTCTCCGTTGGGCAGCCTGACAACCGCCTCGCCCCTGTTGTAGGCGTCGTGGAGTACGTTTCTAAGAAGGTCCGCCTCATTTGACATACGCGCCATGAGGTATCCCGCTTTCATAGATTGGTTGTTCGGAATAGCCTCGTTGGTGTCTCTGTAATCAGCCCATGATAGGTTTTGACCGCTCTCGTGGAACATCTGAATACCCTTTGCCTTGTCCTGCGCTTCCTTCTCGGCAATACGGTTGTCGGTGAATTTCGTCAAAGGCTCATGAATCCCCGCTAATGCGACTGCTATTCTCTTGTACTCGCTGTCTTGTGATGGACGTTTGGGGGCTGTGTAGGTGTCTGTGGGCTTTGCTGCGGTGTCGAGGCTGTACTTGTTCCAAGTGTTCTCTATGCGCGTTACCTTGCGAGACAACTAGTTCCCCCCTGTCCTTGTCTTGACGTCACCCTTTACTTTCTTGATGTGGTAGCTCTCATAGAGCGGCAGTCCCGCGCCGAGGATTCCCAAGCCCAGTCCTATATTGCTGCCGCCTGTCGTTGTGGGTGCGTTGGCATTTACGCGGGATTGCGCGTCGGCTGCCATAGCTTGTTTGTTCCAATAACTCTGTTGCATTTGGTTCTCTAGGTTTGCGGCAATGGTATCGGAGTAGGACGCTTTTTGGCGCTCGACGTCGGCAAGAAGAAGCTCTTCGGACATACCGCCTGATTGACTGGAAGCGAGTATGTCGCCTCTGGCTCTCTTCGCTTCCCTTATGAGGTCGAGATTCTTCTCTACTCCCGCTGCCTGTTCTTGCTGTAAGCGGACATTCTCTTGAGACATTTGGTCTGTCAGAGACTTCCCGGCGGCGTCAGAGGCTTGCTTGTAAGCTGCAATCTCCGACGCCGCCTGATATTCCTGCGCCTTGAATGCCATGACCTGTGTCGCCGCGCTAAGCGCGAAGGTCAGCACTGCGGGTGCGCACATTCTCATTCCTCCTTTATGAATGTGAGTAACAGGTCATCCTTCGTTACCTGAACATTGATAATAGTAAAACCACACCATTCAAGCCAACGCGCGCTCATGTCGTTGCTGCCGAGAATGACGTTGCCTATAGGGGCAAAGAGTTCTGTAAACGTATTTACCCATCTCTTAGAGTATTTCAAGAACCTCCCCGCGTGTTCCTTAATCTCGTCCGTACCCAACAGCCATACTGTGTTGAACGGCGCGTCCGGGTCTATAACTATTCCGAACATAGCTATAGGTAAGCGCGTGGTCGGCGAAAGAACGGTGAAGCACAGCTCCGAATCTTTAAAACCGACTGTAAGGGCTGTGATAGGGTTTTCAAAGCCGACCATGGACAGTTCTTTGACGTCTATCTCCCGCAGAAGGGGCGCAAGGTAAGCTATATCGGCTTGTTCCGCGCTGCGAACGTATTTCTGTAGGTTGTCCTGTGTCATCATAATTAGTTACACCCTCCTTACTCTGGTCGTGTAGAAAGCTTCCCACTCTGCGGAAAGAATACTACATGGTAAGTACGTGTCGTTGTGGATTGCGATGGACACTCGGTCACTCTTGGACTTGACCGGAAAGTTAAAGGCTCCCTCCGTGAGCGTCACTTTATCAAGTGTGTTCTCATGCAATCCGAGAACCATACCGCTTAAGGGATAAATATAACGCGTACCGTCGCTATGTTCAACAACCGCTTCAAAGTATCCCGACTTCCCGTGAATAATCGACCATCTGCGGTATTGCAAGCGTCCCTGTTGCGTTGAGATTCGACCGCCTCCGTCATCCCTTCGCAGAAATTGAGGCGAGAAGACATACCTCGCAGGGTACTGGACGCCGCAATAGTACGCCTTGCCGCTGTGATCTCCTTCTGCTGATACTTCGGCCTCTGTCTCCTGCGTCGTTGAGAGGACTGTAAGGGTCTCTTTGTCAACCAGGATTATGTCTTGATTGCTACGACAGTAGGGCAAAGTCCACCTTGTCTCGTCCGTGGCGGGGTCATAGACTCCCTGCGGCACTGTCGCGAGGTGATCGAGGTGCGGAATGAAGCGTCCCTCCGGGTTGTTCAGAGCGTCAATCTGCGTCGATGAGAAGTCTATGTACTCTATGTAGAGTCCTCCGTCACGTTTTATGAAGAGATAGAGTTTAGACTCAAGGAACGCTATGTCCATAATCTCTGAATCCGGGAAATTCAAGATTGACCATGAGGCTTGGAGCTTCTCGCCGCCTGACCAGTAATACTTATAGATGTAGAGATTGTGCTTGTCTTCCTCCGGCAACACCATGAGGATATCTGCGGAGGCTGACGTCACCATTGAGCGTATCTTCGCCGGGAGGAATTGCGGTACGTGCGCGGTGATGTTCGCCGCGTTCTTCGTGCCATTGTCGGCGTCCAGATAGTATTCCATGATACCGCCGTATTGAGAGCCGGGTGTGGCAAAGAAGACTGTACGACCGCTGTTAGCGGGTTTTACGCGCATGTTGGCGTCGAACGTAGTCGCTACTTTGAGCGCCGCGGTCTCCCCGGAGAGGACATCGGATGACTCAAGGACAAACTGCGCTTGATCGGCGAATATGAGTAAGTCCTCTTGGAATGGGATTGCGTGTTTAAGCGCGGTTACGGACTCGTAGCTTGACGCAAGGTGAATTGGGTCTGACGCTACGATTGTCGTAGCCGTCTCCGGGTAGAAGCGAAAGAAGTCCGAAGCTGCGGACAGGGTGACTGTATCATCCGACAGAAAACCGAGACGGTTACGGTAGAGAAACATGTCTTGTATGGTTCTGCCTATAAACTCCGGGTGCGGTGCGCTGTCTTCATCCCCGTATTCACGCCATTTCCACAATGGCGCGTCTAATGCGTATGACCCCGTTTCCGCGTCGCGGACTAAGACGAGAGGCATATCAAACGGGGCGGGGCCGTAGGCTTGTCCCGGACGGCATGTCTCTTCCCATGTACCCATATCAATCTCTCTGCCCTTATTTGCGACGAATTTCACGTAGTAATTGTCGAAAGATGAATATTCATCCCCGGTAATTTCCACCGTGAATCCATGCAAAGCGGCATTGGGTAAAGATGAGAACCGCTGAACTTTGTCGTTGATGGCGAATATATGCGTGTTTCCCCGCGAGTCTGATGTAGTCACTTTTAAGTTGCTGACCATCCCCCCGAATACAAAAAGTGTAGACTTCTTTGCCACCACGTCAAACAGGACCGGCTCTCCCAGAGGTGCTAACCTTTCTGCGAGTTTTTCCGCAATCTCTGTAGTACTTACTGTCGGTGGGGGGCTGCTGCTTGTGCCGTAATTTTTAGGCGTTGTAATTGAAACTGTACATGTTCGTTCTGTATCGTTCGTATAGTCCATAAATGAAACATCAACCGTGTAAGTTGTATCGTATGAAGCTTGTTTGACGTTCACGAGAGCGCCTCGCGAAGCTAGGTAGGTGGTCACGCTAAACCCCATGTTTAATGCCTTTACCACTTTTGATTTATCAAGTATGAAGGTATAGTCCGCAATCGTAAAGGCTGTGAACGGGTTGCGCATTGTAGCGGGGTATTGAAAAAGGGGCTTCCAATCATCAATATTCGTGTACTTGTCGTTATCCTCCCGCCACCCAAGCCAAGTAGGCCTTTTACCACTTATGGGAATTTCGTTACCCAGCAGATCAAAGAGTTTCACGTCTCCGTTCATGAGAAGCAAAATACACTGATTGTCCTTGTCCCTGTTGATGATGTGAATAACAGCGTCATCAGGGACTTCATCCAACATCTTCGTTATGAACCGCGTCGGAGGGCGTTTGACGAGACCGTCCGCTATGGATGGATAGAAGTTGATCATTTCTTCCCCTTGCGACGGCAAACGCATTGACGGTGTTTGCTGTGACACCCCATTGAACAAATTCGGAATATTGCCCGATATCAGCATTAGGCAAACGTCCTGTTCGTTATTCTGCCGATAGACCGCATACCCGCCGCGCTGTTTCTGGAGCGTGATAAGAAGCTCGAATCGCTGTTCTTAAGTTGTTCTCTCATCATGACTGCACGCGCCATAGTCTCATTGAGCGTCGTAAAGCCGTGCAGTATTTCACTGCCGACAGCCTCGCCCTG